CCCTTGTCCTAGGTATGATGATTTTGACTGTTATCCTAAAGATTTTAATGAAGACACTGGAAGTGGGTTGTATGCGGGTGTGCCTAGTGCCAAGAAACGGGAAATGTTAGCAAATGCTATGGAAAATATAAAGAAAGTGCATATTAATGCGCGTAAAATGCTTGATGAAACAGCTGCCGCTTATATACACAATTATTTGGGTGGAACTGTTCATAAAACTGCTACAAAAGTTGAAATGAAGACTGGTGATTTTATTCCTTTTGTAATGTCTTCTGGTGGTGCTGCAGGTCAATATACTGACGTTAAAGGTGGGCGTGCTTTTTTTATTGGTAATTTAGAAGCATATTTGGTTGAACGTATGTTCCTAGGTCCATTTTGTCAATTTGCAGGATTTGGGAGTTATGAGTCAGGTGTTTACTCTAATCAGCCTATTAAGATTGGCATGAATTTTACTCAAAATGCAGGAATGAAATTGCTTAGCGAAATCACTAAAATGCCTTATTCCACGTTGATGAATATGTCAATGCAGGAGATATGTGATTTTGATAAGCAGTTTTGTAAAACTCATTCTGTTTATTGTTCTGATAAAAGGAAATGGGATTTGCATGTCATTGAATTTATGCTAGTTGTGTGTCTTACGCAGTTGGCTAGTAAAATTGATTTTGGAGCGTGTTTTTATGATACCGATAATTGTGATAGCCAAGAAAACATTAATCGTATTAATCGATTGTTTGTTTGGGCTATCGTTCGTGCCTTATGTGTCAAAGCAATTGCTGATCCTAACTTTGGTGTTTACGTGATCGCTGGTGTGTTAGCATCTGGACGGTATGCCACGTCATTTTTGAATTCATATATGAATGTGGTATTTTCCCGATTCGTTTATTATAAACATCAACAGATTGTTCATAAAGTTACTGGTCCGTTTGATAAAAAATTTTTACAATAAACATTGTGACTTTGTTGATTTAGTTTATGGTGATGATGATGCTAAAGCCTTTGATCATCCTCTTGATGTCCAATTATGGATTGATTTATGGCGAAAATATACGAATCAAGAAATTAAACCTGAGACGATGAGGCCTATCAAAAATTTGTTGAAATTTGATGGATTTTATACCTCATTGTCACCGACATTCACTTTTCTTAAATGTTCCTTATTGCCTGTTGTGTGTCGTGGAAAGATGAGCATTTGCATGGTTAAAATGTTTGATCAAATTGCGCCTAAATTATTTTTGAGTGCGGAAAAATATTTGACTGTTGATCACTTGCGATCCAGGTTGTTGTGTGTTGCTTGGTCTAGTGCTCCAAATAAGTTGATTTTTGATATGGTCGTAAAGCTTTATGAAAATCTTGATGCCCAGTATCCACCATTAGTTGATTTGACTTCTGATGATTCTTATATTCAAAAAATGATAAAACGTGGATATATTATTGATACACATCTACCGTCATGGGTTGAGGCGATGAAAAATTTTACCAAACACAATGTGTCTGATGTTAAAGAAATAAAACGCTCTTGGAAAGAAATGTCATACATTCCGTATGATTCGTGGAACAGCAGCAGCGCTCGTTATTCTATTGGTGCTGTTGATACTCTTGGAACTGATTAAAGTCCTAAATACCGTATTGTTGAACTATATTAGATGTAGACAATATGATGATTAAATAAAATGTTTTGTTACAGTGGTTTTAGTCCACGCGTAAGTATTTGGTTGTCGATGAAGATATGTGCTTTCTTCTCTGGTGGCTATTTACTTATGTAAATCAACATTAAAATAACAAAACAAAAAAAAAAAAAAAAACA